GACTTGCTGCCCAGCCAGCGATCATCGAAATTATCGTAACTAGCGGCAGCATTAGTTTCACTAGTAGCAGCCGCAGCTGCACTTGCAGCAGCAGCAGCAACAGTTTCCGCCAGTGCATCAGTTAACATAGCTGTTGTTACTCGAAGCTCAACACGATCATCAGTAACAAAAGCAGATGCATCTGTATCTTCTTGTTCGCGTATAACTGTAAGAACATTTCCTGTTATGTCAGTACACTTAACAACTTCAAGCGCAGTAGCGCTAACTAAAGTTAAATAAGCATAGTTAGGACTTGCTATAGCAGGAAAGGATGACGCATCAGTTACAGTAATTGACGTAGCTGAGTCTGATATACCACCAGGTAATGTTGTGCTTGCGTTGTTTGAATATTTAACTCCCACGGTCGTTCTCCTAAGAAATAGTTACATCCCAGCTAATTGTCATAGAATCGCTTGCGCCTTTATTAACTACAGTAAATACAGTTCGAGCTAACATAGTACCTGACGTAACAGCAGTAAAAATACCTGCTTCTGTTATCGCGTCTGTATGGGCACCTGCAGGAAAAGTAGCTGCATATGTAATAACATTAGCTACCGGTGTACCACCAGAAACACTCAAAGCAAGTCGAGCTCCTTTTACTGTTTCTAGATCAGTATTAGCAATAACTGCTGCAGTAGTACCGGTCCCGACACCCATATGGGTCATTACAGTAGAAGTATCTTTCATTCTAGCAGCTATCCATGTTTTACCAGCGGTAACAACGAGATTTTTAGTTTCTCGTACAAGTTCCCCATTAAGAGAAATGGATAATTTTCCCGTTAAAATAACTGTATCTCGCACACTCATATTAAACTCCATATTTTCACATTAACTTATAGTAATCGTAACATCGTCAAAAGGCGGATCTATTGTTTCAGAACTATCTTCTAATATTGCATGTACATTAAATGGAGCACCGTTGAGTAAACCACTATATGTACTCCATCTTAAATCAGATGCGTAAACAAGATCAGCAATATTAATAGTTACTGCTAATGCCGGGGCATCTGAAATTGTTGCACTATCAGATAATAGTTTATTCTTACTGTTATAATCTGTTACAACTTCTGCATCAGCATTAACATAACTAACATCTGCAGCAATCATTAAAAGTCATCCCTTACTTTAAATTTAAGTCTATCAAATAACGTTAAAATGCCTCCATCAGTATAAGTTAATTCAATCTCACCTTCATAAGTACCGGCAGAAACAGCTAAAGTATCAGCCCCCCATGTCATAAAACACGCTCCATTTGTATATGGAGCAACTTTTGTACAAGTCAGCGTATCTAAAATAGTTGAAGCGCCTAAGGCGCGGAATTTTACTACAATGGTGGGATCAGAAATATCGATTAAAGCCCAGGTAGAGGAATCATCAGGGTCTAGAGTAAGACCAGCTGCGGCGGTACCATTATCTTTTAATGTTAGGTTGATCTCTGGCTTTGTATCATTAGCCACGAGATTAATATCTGCATAGTATGCCATTATTAACTCCTAAGGAGGTTGTTCTCAGCATTGGCAATGGTTGCGGGTATAGAATAATACAATATTTTAAAAAGTCAAATTAATTACACAAATCCGTTGTCCTCTAATTTAGTATTAACTTCAATGTTGTTATTTCCCCACATACCGGAATTAATGAGCTGTTTACAACTAGCCTCATAACGCATGTAGTAAGTATTATTTTCGTCTTTCAGATCTCCACTAATAGCTCCATGCGCTTTATACGCGGAGTAATTTAGCAATGCTTCTGTGTATACTTCATTAATTTTTAAATCCGCATAAGTTGTTTTAGCTTTTGTAGGTGCTGCTGCGTATTTTAAGAGAATTTGAGTACGTTGAGGAGTTTCTGCATCAGTCCCTTTAATAACTGCTTTAAACGGTTCAGGTATAAGAATAGATACGTGGTGGTCTACATCAGATACTAGTTTTACCGAATCATCCTTAATAGGTACTTGTACGTAATCTGAAGCATAATATGCGTGAATAGGCACAAGAAAATTTGAAGGTAAAGTATACTCTTCCCCGTTTAATGGACTATCCATTTCATAAGTTTTTATCAATAAATGAAATCGTTTATGTAAAGCTAAATTAGCTAAATTTACATAATTAATAAATTTATTTTGATTAACTGTTTGTACTGCACTTGGAACGGGGTCTGGGTTAGCAGACATATCTCCAACGCTAGCAATAGCAAGTTTGCTGCATTCTCCGGTAGCTAAGTAATCAATATATTCAGAAACTTTCATATCATCCTCTAAAGGAAGTGGATAGGCAAGGGTGCCGAACCCTTACCTATCCGGGAGGCACACATCAATGCATGGGCGCATTGAGATGAGTTCCTATCTTGTATTTCGTTTTCGTGCTCTACGTGCAGCTTCACCGGCAGCTTTATTCATACGCGCTAAACTTGCATTGCCGAATTCTTTACCAAGAGCCTTATTACTATGACCTGCTCCAGATCGCGTTATAGATCTTTTAACATCTTTGTTAGACATAGATGAAAACTTGCCACTTTTAGTAGCTGCTCCTTTAGCAAAATTCTTGGTTGTAACTGCTTTTCTAACCGTTTTTGTTTTCTTCCTATCTGGGTCAGGCTTTTTCTTTTTATACGGACTTATTGTAATACCCATTGTATATCTCCTGGTTAAACAAAATAAGAACTATCTCCTGCCTTCTTGATACTGCCATCATCACCCCACATGATTGAGTTTTCTAACTCGTCAGTATCTTCTTCCTGCGGCCCCACTTCACTTGGTTTCCATGCATTTAATTCTGCCAACATAGTAATCGTATCTATGTGATCATCATGTTTACTTTTAAACCCCTTTAGAGTAGCTAAAGATAACTCAAAAAGCAACTCTACAAGTTCCTCACTATCTTTTAATTCCTCTGGCAACCAAATTTTTTTAGATTTAAATAAGGGAACAGCATTCTGTTGAAATCTGCTCATCTTATCTTTAGTTGGCCTGATTCCTATTGTATTACTATTTTTTCCTTTAGACAAAGTAAAATAATTATTACGTTGACCCATTTCATTCTGAATCCAGCTAATAAATCCACCTTGTTGTCCAGTAACCTCAATACCTACTTCCTGTGGTTTATATTCTTGAACTAAACGAAACAATTCATCTATCGTATGATCCATTAGTGCTCGTTTACAATAACCATCCACCCAGAGCCAATCACCATTGTTATTGTACGCCCATACATTAATTACACTAAAGTCAGCATGCTCTCTGTCACTGGTTGCAAAATCAGTAGTAACATAAAAGTTGTATGCACCCTTATTTTTCAACACGTTACTGCGCTTATACCAGATTATATCTGAATCTTGGATTAACCTGTCTTCTTCTGATGTAATACGTAGCATTAACTCCTGGTTAAATGAGTCTAGCTGCCCTGCTCCTTTAGCTTTAAGATATTGGTTATTTACATAATCATAACTAAATCTATCTTCCCAAGCGCCTTTAAACTCTTCACGCGAGCACGGGAACACTTCACAAACCGGGTATACGTTAACATACCAAACACCCGACTCAATCGCTTTATATAAGGGGTCCTTAGCATTGAACGGAGTCCCAGACCAAATAACTTTACGTTTATTAGGATGTAACGCATAATCAATAGCCGAGTAAACCGTGTTTTCGACATTCTCAATAATTGTCGCAGACCTAGCATCTTCATCTCCTAATAGATCATCGAGTACAGCAAGGTGTGGTCTCGTGTTCAATTCAACTGTACCACGAACACCTGTCTTTGCTCCATGACCTGTAACAACAAATTCCTTACCTTCAGCATTTTTAAAATACCATCTAATATCAGTGAACCTAGTTTCCTTTATGTATTTTTTTAAAAACTCACTATTGTCACAACGTCTTTCTATACGAAGCCTCATTTTCTTTACGCCATTTTCAATACTATCTGAAAGATATAAGGCGTAGTCTACTGTTCCAAACCCTGGAATTGATCCATACACAGCCAGATATAAAAACAGGTATTCAGCAAAGATAGTCGTCTTAGCCAGTCCCCGCGCACACATATTAGCGGTGTTCTGATTCTTGCCTGCTATTTTATCCAGCATTTGGTAATGAATTACCGGAGTCTTGTTTTCTTCTCCTTTTTCACCATTAACTAACTTAACGAATGATACAAACTCCAGGGCGAACTCACTCGGAACATACGTAGGATCATCTTCGTAGTCGATATCATTAAGCCACTCATCTACTGATTTCTTAATCGGCACTTTCAATTACCTCATGTTTATCCGAAAAAACCTAGCATCATCGCAATTATGATGTTATTGGCTAATACAGTTAGTGTATTAAGTGCTATCATCCAAACTAACCATTTTATAAGTACTGGTTGAGACATATTACTCCTTTTTAGCTAACATAAACATCCAAGTAGCTTCTGCAACTACAGTATTTTCTACATGTGCTTTACCAATAAATTGCCCAGTAGTACCAATCTTAGATATTGAGTATACCTTTAAATACAGCTGATCTCCGGGTATTACTGGTTTTCTAAATTTAACTTTGTCTACAGTAGCAATATAAGCTAAATACTCTTCAATAGGATCTTCTATGAGATATCTAGTAAGTAACCCACCTGTTTGAAACATAGCTTCTAAAATCATTACCCCAGGCATTATAGGATTATCAGGAAAATGCCCTTGAAAATACGGCTCGTTGTTAGTTACATTTTTTATCGTAATAATCTCTTCTTTGTTCACACTGATTACACGGTCTACCATTAGAAATGGATATCGATGAGGTAAAGTTTCTAATATCCGATCAAGATTTAAAATATTATTTTTCATCAATCACCTCATAAGTAGTTTCTACTGGCTCAACCTTCTTAGCTATTATTTCGCTATGTGCTACTTCTTTAGCACTTGACTGACCATTTAAGATCATTTTTAGTTGTTGTTGTGCAAGTGCTTTAGTAGTTGCACGGAGGTCATCTACTAGATCATTACTATAACCAATGTCTATTTCTAGTTTAGCCGCTGCAGGAGCAGTTAAATTACTGATCAGTGATTCAGCTGCCTTCTGTCTCACTAATTCTGATTTAGCTGTATGCATTAACTCTGCCTGTACATTAATGGCTTCCTGGTAGACACCTGCATTTAATATATGCGTAGGCACCATGGTTTGTTCTATAATCTTGGTTATCAGACTGTTTTTACTGTAGTTATCAGCAAAACTGGCTATATAGGATGCAGAGGCCCCTTTATCTATCAAATTTTGATAACGATCTGGGAATACCTTACTATAAGCAACAGAGGACTTGTCCCCCATTAATTTAAGAGATACAAACTTAATAGCATTCACATAAGCTACTAGTGAGTGCTTTCCAGTTGCTAGTACTGACGAGTAAGTTAATGTGTTATCCCTGAATACTCTTCTTAGCTCGCTATCGGGCTCTGAGTTAATAACAGCAACAACTTCATCAGTTATGTGCTTTCTAAAGCGTTTGTCGGGTACTGCCCCGGCTAACTGCTCTTTAGTTAAGTGATCTGTTGTTTCCAGATCAGTACTAGTATCCTTCAAATTAGTTAGTTGCATTACGAACCTCGTTCCATTTGTTAATTAACTCGTTATGTGATACCCCATCGGAGTAGCATTCATGGGGAGATACCATCCATATATTCCTATCTACTTGTATTAGTACACTTTTCTCAACTAATTCCGCCCAGTACTTGTTCCAGGTCCTATAGTCCTTAATCCAGTCAACTGCTCTTATAAACGCCTTTTTATCTATCTCATTGTTTTTATTAGATAATAGCGTTAATGGGAGCAGTAGAGCGCATGCTGTCCTGGACAAAGTACTCTCACCCGCCGTCTCCAAGTTTATGTACTTACCCACTTCTAAGTCCTCTACTTGTTTGTGTATCCCACATGTGCTTAACTATGAAATACTGCTTGTCGTTCCCGTTAAACATAACATCTGGATTAAGCATATACTCTTTCTTAGTATATTTCCTAATAAAATCAGACTTCTTCAGAACCCTCAACCCACGATGGAAGTCATGCAGTGTCATGCCGGACTTCTCACATATAGTTTTAGGAGTCCCCACAACCATATTCACTCTATTAATTTTATACATCATTTTCAGTAATACCAATGCCGCATCACTCGATAACTTATTATTAGCTAAAAGTGTAGCGGGCGCCGTACCCAATTGAAATTTATTAAACATCGTATGGTTTCTCGCTTATATACATAACTAATCTATAATCCTCCGGGTGTTTGTTGTATTTCTCAAAATCCTTCATAACCTGCTCAGCCACGTCATAGGTCAGGTAAGCTCCAAAGTCCCACTCCAACTTCCACTTCCCATTAATCCTTTTTTCTATTATATATACAAAATTCCTATGGTGATACGCATCCTGGTTTCTTTTCATAACGACCACATATTACCTAAAAAACTACAAATAGCAACACTTAACTTCAGTTTAATCTCAGATGTGAGAGTTAACTGGCCTGTTTAATCTCAGATATGAGAATAAACTTTTTGTAACTTATTCTATCTAAAGGTCTATCTCTCCTTTAAGAATAAGAAGAGTCCTCCGGACTTCGCACGGCCTGCGGCCTACTCCGTCCGTCGGCCTCCTGTCGCTTAATCTATATGGGTTACTACTTTCATCCGGCCTTTATATTATTAATATAATATTAACAAAAAGCCCATAGGAAATTTTTCATTCTAGGTACAAGTGCAATACTAACTGGTCGGGACTCGAAGCGAAGCTTCTCCCCCCGCCCCAAAGACAAAAACGATCTTTACACACAGCCCGTCAGGCTGGAGGGCGAAAAGGCCAGGCCCTAATCAACTGGTCTATCTTCCTTTAAGGAGGTGCAACATGTTTAAAGCATTCGATACGTTTTGGTTTGTAATCGATGTTATCCTCGAAACTATAGTTGATTTCATATCAACTAGTTCGAAGATCATCAAATCCTTCCTTCGCGGCGTACAAGCTATCGCCGAAGAGTTTGAGAAGGAAACAGTCAAGGGCGTAAAGAAACAACATCGCCCTAAGAAGCGAAAAGCCGCCTAGCTAGCGGTTAGCTAAAAGGAATCCTCAAATCCAACTCACCCCGGATTTGGGGCTCTTCCTTTTTTACACATAAAAAAACACAAGGACACAGAGCGTAGAGACTCTTCTTTCAGCTCTCTACCTTTTCTTTCGCTTAACTGCACTTAACACCAAAGTCAAAACCGAAAAGGCTTGTCAAGCGGGAGGAACCATCTAACGGTTCTTATTTACCGAGCATATTGCTCAAGCAACAATTTTAATGGAGGCGTAACATGTATAAAAATTCCGATGGTTCCATTAATCTTAATACGAATGGAAATGTAGTTCGTACTAAGATTAAACTTATCGATGGTAAAGATAACGTAATAGCTATCTTTGCTACTGGTAATGGTTGGTCTGACGGTAAGCTCGATATTGAACTCGATCTTATTGGTAATGAAGACCAAGTTGGAATATTGCCTGCACCAAAAGCAGTTATTGAAGGTGCAGTCAATGAAAAAGATGAATTCATAATCTCTCACCGATTCATGGGTGAACTGTACGGATTTTGGAATCATCCAGATCGTAACGGCGAATTAACCGAAGCGATCTTAAAGAAAATCAAAACGGCTCTAAAATCAAAAGGTAGCCGTTTTGAATTGGTTAGATCGCAAATGCAAATCAGTAAAGAAAGACGACTTGCATTAGCTCGTTAGTTCTAATCAAAGGCAAAAATATCGGTATACAGGGGGTAAGTCATCCCTGTATACCTTTATTTTTTTAAAGACATAGTCTCGAGTTAGATGGTCACACTGCTGGAACTGACTGACCGCCTGAGAAAACCGCAAAGGCCTGTCAGGCGGGGGGAAGTTCCTTGAATTATTAATCAATTAATAGGAGATAGTCATGAAAGCTAAATCTACTGGTCGATGTACTGCTTGTGGTGGAAGTGGCGAGTATAAGGGACGTGGTGTAGTTGAAAACGGAAAATTCAGAGGGTTTGTAGGGACATGTTTCCATTGTATTGGTAAAGGATACACAACTGCTGATGATGACAGACGCAACACGTATTACTGGACGAAGGGTGCTGGATCGAAACTACATCTAGTTTAACTAAAGGAGAACAACATGTATGTAATGACGTTTTTACAATCAATACCTACCATGAATTTAATCGAAGTAATCTGTTATGTGTTTGTACCTGTAGGAACGGTTATATGCGGTATTGTCTACGCATGGACTGAAGCTAAAAGAAGAGAGAACGAAATAGCATACAAAGAATTTGCTCATAAATCCATGAGCATGGACTCTACAGAATACGTAGACCTACTAGCTGAAGAAGCTCGGCTTGAACAAGAGCTACATACAGTTAAAAACAGGATTTATAATCTTCAGCAGGAAATGCTGAAGCATTATGGTAACAACGCTGGTTCTATCGTAGCAGAAGCAGAATTACCGTAACATTCAAATAAAATAGAATACTTAAAACAGAAAGGAGAATAACATGGAACTCATTTTATGGTCTGTAGGCATTAGTGCATTTGTAATCGGATGGTATAAATTTAGAGGGGTAATAAATATCTGCGGTGAGATGTTAGCTAAAGATTACCAGGATGGGTTAAAGAAACCTAAGCAACTGTTAGCTAAAGAGAACCAAGGACATTATCAGGGAGCCTACTGGTGTGAAGGTTGTTATACATGGCAACTACCTGTAGGGCACGAGAAGCATATAGAATCTTGTGATTGTAACTACTAACTTAGGAGATAGTTATGTTTAACGAGATTAAAGAAATATTAATTGATGGCTGGCAGGAGATTAAGTGCATCTGGGTTTGTGAATGGCATAAAGCTAAAGCAAAAGCTTGGACTGCACAAATTCTAAGAGCTGAGGCAGAAGAGCTTGAAGCCCAGAAAAAGAGGGGGTACAAGTGATTACTGTTGTTAATAAATATAAAGAACAATTTGATGTTTATATTGGACGAGCGAGTGGACCACGTGGAAAGTGGGGTAACCCGTTCTACGAGGGTACTAGAGACGAGAACATTGCTAATTTTGAGAAGCATTTATTAGCGTCTCCTGAGTTAATGCAGGCTTTACCTGAATTGTTGAATAAACGATTAGGGTGCTTTTGTAAGCCTAAAGCATGCCACGGAGACATTTTAAAGAAGTATGCTGAATTAAAAGAGGAGAAATAGAATGTCTGTACCTGTATGTAATATGATACATCTAAATCTTGATCCTCATCCTGTTTTACAAGACTTTGATAGTCTTTGGGAACGGGTCAAAGGAGATAACAACTGTAATCGTAATTATTACAATCACATAGCTACTTGGTATGGTGATGTAGATTACGCTTATACAGGCGTAAGGCACAAAGCTCAGGGAATGCCTCAAAAGTTTAAAGAAATAGCTAGGCATTTAGAATCTAAGTTAGTGTATTCAGTAGGTTACTTTAATAGTTTATTAATTAACCTATACACTGGTAAAGGCATTGCAAGACACTCCGATGATGAACCAATCTTTATGGAGAACAATGGAACTGTAGGTGCCGTAGCTACAATTAGTTTAGGAGGAACAGCGATTGCTACTATCAACAGTAAAGATCCTAAGTGTTTTAGATTAGGAAAGAATTTCAATATAAAGCTAAAGAACGGGAGCTGTTATCTGATGCCTGAAGGTAACTTTCAGAATGAATACACGCATCAGGTTAGCAAACCAGACGCTCTTAATCCTCGAAGAATCAGTTTAACTTTCAGACATATACCATAAGGAGGAACAAAATGAAATTGGTTAAGCATAAAAAGTTACTTGCAATTCGTAAGAAACGTAACAAGAAGCGAGCAAACATAAGGCTACAAACCAGTCATAGTACCTCAAGAAGATCAATTATTCGAGCTACACTAAAAGCTAGATTAAAAGAGGCATCATAATGGTACTGGGAACACCTAGTA